CTTCCCATCTTCGTGCTCGTGAATCGCGGAATCAGAAGGCGCGCGATACGCGCGTAGCACCCGACGAAAGTCCTGTTCATCGGTCAACAGCTTGCGAAGCTGTTTGATGCGTCGGCGTGCCTCATCGATCACTCGATGCGAGATGCCGGCCGCTTTCATCTCGGCCCGTGTCCAGCCTTCCATTTCGAGTCGTGCCACCTTTTTATACTCCCTTGGCAAACTGAGTATAAGAGCATCGGCGCTCGACACCGCAGACGCCGCGGCTTCGGTAGTGTTGGCGGTCGGAATCTGTTCCAACGTTTCAGCAGCGTGCTTGATCTCGCCACGGCTCCATTTCTTGTACGCGTCCCGCACAGCGTTCATAAACCACGTTTCGAGCGTGGTGGTGAGACTGTACTGTGCGCGATTTTCCCAACACCACGCCAGTGCGGCCGCAATTACATCATCACGATCGGACCGTTGTAGGTGTCCAATCACGCGATTCGCACGGCGCGATACGCGAGACAACTCCACCACAAACACTTCACTCGCGCTCGTCATTCTTTCCCTATCAGCTTCGCGGCCTGAGCCCGAAGACGTTTGACTTCCTCGAAGATCTCGTCCATCTCGCGCTTGTGTTGCGAAATCAATGTCATACGAAGAGCGTCCTGACCTAAGATTCCGATCCACGCGCCCATCACTCCACCAACGATGAAGAGTGCGGCCCCCAACAAACTGCCCAGCATCATGCGACGGCTCCCGGTGGCGATGGGGGTGGGTTCTTTGCGGTGTGATCCGCTTTCTGCAGCTCGAAATTCGCCTGAGCCTTGAGCACGATCGAGTAGATTTTCGCCTGCACAGACTCCGGCAGCTCTTTCAGCTCAGGCATCGCCATCAGCTCTTTCATGCCGTTCCACAGACACTGGCTCAACGTGGTCTTGTTGAAGTTGTCCACGCACACGAGCGCGATGTCTTCGGCACCCCGCCCAGTCCATTTCAGTCGTACGCCGTTGCGGTGCGCGTGCAGCTGTAGGAGTCGGGATACAGCGTCGCCGGTCAGTTCCACGCTCATTGCTTTTCTTTCCCGTTCACTTGTTGCACGGCCTTAATAGGGCTTCAGGTTGTGCCGCTCGCGGAACACTATATCCGCAGCCTCTCTGAACGCCTTGCATAGCGCATCGAGGTTGGCCGCAGACTTCGGCAGCCAGAACGTGACGGCGCTCCTATCATCGTCTGCTGGCGGATGGTGCAACCGCTCAGAGGATTGTAGGATGATAGGGTTCCGCGCCGACCCACGGCTTTACGACAAGCTGACACTCCGCCGCTCGATGAGCCGCTTGCGGTGTGGGTCCGTTTCCAGTCACGGTATGCCCGTTGCCCTTGATGACAACGCGGAAGCCTTTCGCTGTTTCATAGAGCGTCAGCGACCATACAAAGATCATGGACGTGGTTCCCCCGTTCTTTGAAGCTCTGCTCATGTAAAGTGACTCACGATGAGGCCGATAACGAACGCGGCTACTGTCATCACAACGTACACAATAAAGAAGCGCTCGTGCGGATTCATTTCTGCTCCGCTGTCGTCTCGCCATAGCTCGCGCCGCAGCGCGGGCAAACCCAAAAGCCATTTCGTTTCACTAGCTGCGGATGGTCTGGCCTAGTGGCCCCGCGACGCCACGTCTGGCACTCGAACTTGAGGCAGCCTTCAGACAACAGGCTGAAGCCCTGATCCTCGCAGTCGTTCTCTACCGCAATCACGGTTTTCCCTCATGCTCCAATGTGTGATCAGCTCCGTCTTCGCTAACGGCCCCGCATTTCTCGCATTCATACCTTTCGGCGTACCGCTTCCATACGTAGTCGTGATCGCATGGATCTGCTGTCGTCTCGTCCGAAACTCCGCACTTAATACACTGACGTGACGGAGCCCGATTCGGTTGAGTGTTCAGACCATGCGGAGTGCGCCACTCATGCTCACAGGTCTCGTCCCGTGGTGCGGCTTCGCCTCTTAGAGCTGCTTCCCATTTGGGTAGCATCGGCGGTGTCTCGCTATCCAAGCGAATATAGGCCAGCGCTCTTTCCAGCGCTGCACGCATTCTGTCTTGGACAGCACCCCGTTCGGCAGCTAACCGCTCCTCCAAAGCCAAGTCTCGGCGCAGCCGCTCGATCTCGACAGCAGCGGCATCTCGCAGGTCGAGGCACGGGCACACAACGTCATGCCTGCTGTCACGCAGACGTTGTAAGACATCCTTTGAGGGTCTGTTAGCTTCACTCATGTTAACGTCTCCTCCACACGCACGAATTTCCATCTAGCCGCATGGCTCGCCGTCCTTGTCTGCGTCAGCTTCCAGCCGTTGCTGATCTTGTCGCGCTCGCCACGCATCCAATATCCGACCTTCAGCGGGCTGGTGGGCTCGGAGCATCCGCTCTGTTGGAGCGCGGTTACCAGCTCACCATTACCATCAAGAAGGCTGCCAACAACGCGAGCCACGTCATTAGAGGTGAATTCGCGATCTCCGAAATGCTGCGCCAAAGCGCTGAACACAGCGCCAAGGCTTTCTGTTTCATCATCGGTTTCGTTCCTTGTATCGCATGGGTCTGCCATTCCGAGCCACAACAGTGGATCGCGTACGACATGCGACCACTGAATGAAACTCGGAAATTCCGGGGGCACATCCGGCTTCACCTTCAGGCACCGGTACGCCTTGATGATCGTGAGCGCGTCAATGAGCAGCGTCGCTCGGTTGGTGAGCACGTAGTGCGGAAGGTCAGAGATCTCGAATCGTCGCTCCCAGAGTCTTTCGGTATTCGCGTCCAGTCGGATGACGATAGATCGCCGGGCCATGTCTCCGACCGGGGTGATGTTGTTGCCCGTAGCCGAGAGGACCGCTTTGTTCGGGACGTCATGTGATTTCGATTCTCCCAGCTTACGGCCGTTGTAGTCCGCGGTCGTGATGAACCCACATAGCTCGGCCGCGCGTGTCTTGAATCCTGCCGGCACATTGTCGAAGAGCAGCGAGCGGTCGCCGGCCAACAGCGCGGCGAACAGCACCTTGCGCAGCTCGTCGCCGTCGCTTACCCACGGTCGAATCGCCGGGATAGCGCCGTGGACAATCGTGCTTGCCATCCTTGAGAGGATGGTTTTTCCGGTTCCGGCTTGAGGAGCGGTGTAGAAGAACATGGGGCTGGTGTCGATGGCGAGTCGAGCGGCTTCCGTAAGAATATGCGATACGAAAGCGGACTCACTGGCGGGTTCCTTCCAAGGAAATTGATGGAATACTCCACGAATCCTGTTGAGTGCTTCTCGCGCACTATCCTGATCCGGCATTGCTCCGATTGCGGGGTACGTGGTGCTAGGAACGTAAAGAACTCTTGCTCGACGATCGTATCCGGGTGTGTCACAGATGCTCCCATCCGCTCGCACGAACGGCGAGCGCGCAATTGCGTCCAGTGGTCGTAACACGCTCCAACTCCCTAACTCGAAAAGCGCATTGATATGCTCACCGCTCGCGTCCACGGTGTACCAGTTGCCGCCGGTCTTCGATTTCGCATATCGCTCGAATGTCGCGAGATCGCCGAACTTTTTCTTGCCCCACGCCTTCGTAGCCTCGCACAGCATGATCGCGTCCGTGCTGCGCTGGATCAGCTTGTCGCTGTGGGCCTCGGTCGGGCGCACGAGCAGCGGGCCCTGAGTGAAAACGTGAGGCTCGATGATCTCTTCGAGCTGGCGGAGGATGTTGGAAAACTCGCCCGCTACTAGTCTGACGACAGGTTTCTCGGGGAGAGGTGGTGGCGCAACATCCGGTTGATTCTCAGCTCCAGCCTCGACTGCTCGTACGGCCTCGTCTTGAGGTTTCGATTCAACCAGATTGAACGCTGAGACATCACTGGTGCGCTGGAATCCGCGCTCACGCGCGAGCGTGAAGATGTGCCGGTAGTCCGACCGCGGCTGTTGGTTCTTATGCGCTTGCCACCACGCGGTATCCGCGCCCGGCTGATAGCCGACCGCTTTGCGCGAGAAGTCGTACCAGAGCTGCTCTGCGGGCCGCGTCTTTTGGAGCGAGAGGAGCGCGTACCCGATCGCTGACCACGTGTCATTGTCCGCCACCTTGTCCAACAGGAATCGCAGCGCCTTCAACAATTCGGACCACTCGGGTTCGCCAATTTCCGAAAGCGTCACGTTCGAGTCGGACGTGTCGGAAGCGCTTAACACGCCCATCGGGCCCGTAGTAAGCGAAGGTGTAGATGTCACCGGGGGCTGACCCTTGCCCAGTGCAATCAGGTTCACTTGCCGAGATTCGGGTGTCGCAAACGTCTCCGTCAGCTTCTCCCACATCGAATTCAGCTGATCCATAGTCATCATCGGCAGGCTCGAAGGCAGCTCCGGCGACCATTGGTAGCGCACACCCGATGAGTGCGAGCCCGCAGCCACGAATTGCTGCCCGTCGGCTAATAGCTCGATCGCCGGACCCTTCGGCGCATTGTCGAGTTTGATCTTGCGCTTTTTGCATGGTTGCTCCATTCGAAACGGGACGAGGAACTTGAGGCTATTCTCGCGTACGCGCTCGCTCCAATGACCGCTCGGAAATTCATCGAGCAGGATACGCTTGACGCGCTGGCGCATCTCTTCGCCCTGATCGATGTCGACATCGATCGCGTACACGCCACTTATCGGGCCCGTGCGCACGCAGATGTTCAGCCGCGGATCAGCGCTCCACTGCTGCACCTCGGCCGACATGATCTCGCGCTTCTGCCAATCCTTGAGTCCGTGCGCTTCGCCGTCACGGTTGAACTGGCTCGGAATTTTACCTGTTTTTCCAGATAGGGCTGATCCCTTGACGACGCGCACGTCCGGGGATGCCGGTACGCAAGGCAGCAGATTGCTGCCGAGCCCCAGCACGAAATCGAAATGAAACCAGTCGGCCGGTGTCGCGCCGCGTTCGGCGGCCATCAATCTTTGAATGCCTTGACGAACGCACCGACTACAAGCAGCAGGCCAAGCATTGCCAACACTCCAACCGCTGCGAATCCAACAATCGTGAAGAACATCATCCGGTCACCCCTTTGACGGCCCACATCACGGCCTCTTCGAGTTTGGTCTTCGCGAGGGCGATCTCGCGCGTGCTGCCGCTCGCTGGTGCGACGGCATTGAAGAGCCCATACAGCAGCTCAGCTTTCTGCTTGATGCTCTCGACGAGATCTTTCTCGTACGGGCTCAGATCACGATAGGTGGTGCGAAACGGTCCGCTCATATGTGCTCCTGTCCGCGAACGCGGACGTGGTGAATCAAGTTGTAATGCAGGCGCTGCCAGTAGCAGCGCTCGCACAGGTCTGGATGCCCGGTGTGAAACTCAGGCGCCTCGGTGAACGTCAGCATGGGCCTTGTCTCAGCTAAGACAGGCGTATTGGCCTGTCCATCGATGGAGGCGTAGCACGGCGGAACGTTGACTGCCACCATAGCTCACCTCTTCGGGCTGTAGTAAGCAGTGACGAATGCATGCGCTTTGCACCTTTCTCTGTCGTAGTCGGTTGTCTGTGCGAATGCGCTGCTCCAGTACACGGCGCGCTGTGCCGGCGTGAGCAGATAATCGGCGGCCCAGTTGATGCGGCGCGTACACACTTCCACCGCGAGCGCCGTGAGATACGTGACCGGCACCTTGCGACTGCGCGTGCCCAGCACTTCGTTGATCTGATCGCGCACGACTTTGCACGCGCCCTTGCGCTCCAGCATGGCGTCGGTGATGTACAGCTTGCGGGTCATCGAGTGCTCCTCCCACGCTGTCGCGTGAGCCAGTTGAAGAATGAGACGTAGACCATGTCGGCGCACACCATGCAGTCTTTGCGGTGTGGCCGGCTCGGGAACACCGAGCGCATCTCATCGTACGTACGCTGCGCGATGGCAGCGAGCGCGAGTGTGCCGCCGGGGATCACGGGAATGTCTCGGGTGTTTTCAGTCTGATGGGTGTGTTGAGGAACGTATGTACGCGTTTCTTCAGCTCCGCGATCGAGTCCAGCGCCCCGAATATTCCGAGGGTGCTCTGCGTCGCGTACGTGTCTCCCATAAGATCGTGCAGCAGCTGCGCCTCTGCCTGCGACAGCTCCAGCGTGATGGTCAAGATCGGGGGCGGCTCAGGCTGCGCCCGATGTACAGTTGCTTTTGCCATGTGGCTCTCTCCTCACTCTGTGACGATGCGAACAATCTTGGCCTTCTCGTAGGTCGCGGTGTCGCGGCCGTCCGTGTGCAGGAAGTCTTTCGGACTCACTTCCAGCTCGACGATCACGGCCTTTGCCTCTTTGTGCGTGCTCTTGGGGTTGGCCCAGCGACCCAGCTCAAAGCTCGCGGCCTCTAGCGTGCCGTAGACGTAGATGCCGGCGCGCGCCTCCCAGCCGTAGCAGGCGTCATACTTGCGCGTGTGGCCTTTGCTCCTGTGCTTGAAGCGGCCGAGAGTGTAGCGGCTATCCTGCCAGACCCCGGCGAAGCATCGCCCGCTCTTGCCGATCGGATAGACGACCTTGTAGACCCGCGTGTTGCCCCATCTCGGAGCGCTCGGGTTGATACTGAAACACATGGCTCACCTCAGATAAGTGGATCGGGTTTCTTCGGGCTTCGAGCTGTGTTGTCCGGGCGTGTGAGATGTCCGTTGGGTTTGACGCGCCCCTGCGCCTTCAGCGCCTCACAGATCGCGTGCTCGCGCTCACGCATCGAGCGGCGCGTGCCGTCGGGCTTGCGCGGCCCCGGATCCAGCGGCCGGTGATTGTAAACGTAGTTCCCCACTAGTCTCACCTCGGTTTGAACGGCTCTCCCACAGAAGAGTGATCACAGCTCGCGCCCAGAGTCAAGCGCTAGTTCACGAGATGAGGATGCCTGAGCGTGCTCACGGCGTAAGTTGTTGAAATATAAAACAGGGTGAGGATGGATGAGGATACCTACCTTCTTACGCGAGGGAGTGGTTTTTATATAATACCCCGGGGGGTCGGTTATTGGTCCAGCTCCTCATCCTCCTCAGGTGAGCCCGAGCCCGGCGCTCCGCCCACTCCCACGCCCCACTCTCTGTTCCCGGGGGCTCGACCTCCCGGGCGCCGCGAGTTGCCAATGCATAGCCCTCCGACACCAAATATGTAAAGTTTTCCGACAGTGGCTCGCGGCCTCGGTGACAGACGCGCCCCCGTCCGTCACGCGCAAGCCCTTGATCCTACTCCCGATTCCCGCGCCCGGCGCTGACCACTCCCGATCTCCGCGCGAGGTATAGAACCCAAAAACCCCCGGTGAAAGCGGCAGTCACGGCCATGTCCCGATCGTCGCGCCGGGCTCCGAAACCGTTATTTTGGACCGGGGGTCGCGATTTTTTTCCGTTATTCCGACCATCATCCTCAGGCAAAATGTGCCAAAAACCGCGGATTTGCCCTAACAAGGATACAGGGCGAGATTTTCGAGCCCGGGAGATGCCCATGATCTGGTTCTTCGCCTCGGTGGTGCTCTTTCTGGCGGTCGCGGACGCTGGGTTCCGGCTATTCGTCCTGTGGCTCGGCGTCGGTGTCGCCGGGCTCGCGCTCGCGCTCGCCATCTTCGGGGCGTTTCGGTGAGCGCCGCCCCAGAGACCGGCCAGCAACAGCAGAAGCCCCGACCCGAGCCCCGGCCCCGGAACATGCCCTTGCCCCTTGGCGGCGAGGCGCTGATGTACACCCGGGAGAATCTCACCCAGCTGTACCGGTGCAGCCACGGCGAGCTGGGCCGGCTTCTCGCCCGGCGCATGGGTCCGCTGCCGATCCGCTTTGACCAGCAGATCCTGTGGTTCGTCGACGAGGCGCTGCGTGATCAGGCTCAGGTGATCAGGACGTTGGAGCGGTGGAGGACGAAGCGATGACTCCCGCCGAGGAGCGACGCGCCCGGTTTCTGATCTCGCGCCATACGCGCCAACGCGAAGAGTGCGAGCTGCTCAAGGGTCGGATCCGTGAGACCAAGCAGTGGTGCCCGGAGTTTGATGCTGGTGTCGTGGTCTATCGCTATGACTTCGCATTCAAGGATCCGGCATCTGGCCGCTATCAGCAGTACGCGACCGAGCTATGGTGCGCGGACGATGAGCTGATTACCGAAGTGCGTGACGAGCGGCTCGTCGAGACCTACCGTGTTGCGATCGCGCGCTTGATCCAGCAGAAGTGCGGGATCAGAGAGGCGATCGCTAACCAACATCAGCTCGCGCTGCCGCGTGGCGTCGAGGCGAGGTACGTATGAAGACCCGCTGGCGCATGCTCTCCGCCGATCTCGACGAGCGCGAAAAAGATTACACGGCCACATTCGTGATGCTGAACGTCGACTCAGGCGAACAGGTCACAGTGGCCCTCTCCGCCAACAAGGGCGGCCCGGCCACGGATCTCGTGGGCGCGTGCCGCGCCACAGCGACATCGCTGATCAACGCGGCCGGTGCGACTGACACCGAAGCCACCATCGAAAGACTCAACTGAGGGATTCCAACATGTTCACCGCAGCGTTCGCTGTTCTCGTCGTGGCCGGCATGGTCTACGGCGGCTATCGCATGTACAAGAGCCGGATCGTGGACGCCCCGGCGGCGCCCAACGCTCCCGGCACGACCGTGCCCCCGAAGCCCGTGACCACGGGTCAGAAACCGCCGCAGCCGTAACAGGCTCATGGCGATCCTGACGTATGGCGACTCGTTCGCCGAGCTGAACGCGCTCTTCAACGCGGTGTTCTCAGGATACTGGAACACCATCGCGCAGAACGCGGGCTCGCCAGCGACGAACCTGTACGTCTCCCTGCACAACGGCGACCCCGGTCCGACGGGCTCACAGAACACGAACGAGACCGGGTACTCGAACTACGCTCGTGTCGCGGTCGCGCGATCGAGCGCGGGCTGGACGGTGACTCAGGGCTCGGGCACGACATTCTCGAACGTCACCAACGCGGCCGCGATCAACTTCCCGGCGTGCGGCGCGAGCGGCGACATACTCACGCACTGGGGCATCGGGCTCGCGGCCTCGGGCGCCGGCACGCTGCTCGCGTACGGGTCGCTCGGTCCACAGACCGGGCCCGCGATTCCGTTCACGTGCACGAGCGCCTCGCCCGGCGTGCTCACGGCCTATGGCTACACCCCGGTGGTCAACGACCGGGTCTCGGTCTGGCAGCTGCCGGGCACCGAGGGCCTGCCCACGGGACTGACCGAGGGCACGATCTACTACGTCGGCACCGCGCCGGGCGGCAACACGCTCACGCTCTCGACGACCCCGGGCAACGCGAACCCGGTGAACACCAGCTCGACCGGCTCGGGCGTCCTCTACAAGTGCGGGCCGCTCGTGGTCAGCACGCTGGTGGCGCCGAGCTTCGCGGCCGGCACCTTCAACATTCAGAAGGCGTGATGGGCGCTCAGGGCACCGCGGTCGTCAACTTCGGCTCGGGAGCGCTCGAAGCGTCAGTCGCTGTCACCGGTCAGAGCGGACTGCTCGCGGGCAGTCTCGTGGAAGCGTGGCCGCTCTGCAACGAGACGGTCGGCACACAGAAAGACGACTCCGCATGGGTCGAGCAGATGCTCGCCCGCGCCACGTATCAAATCGCCGGGACCGGGTTCACGATCATCGTGAAGCCAGCGTGTCGCGCCGCGATCGGATCCTACAACATCGGATGGGTGTGGAACTAGAATGGCTGTTCAGCTAACCGACGGCACAACGAACAACGTAGTCGACGCGACGTCGAAGGGTATCATTGTCCAGAACCCGAAGACCGCGACGCAGGCTGGTTTCGTTGGGCTCGTGGGTGTCAACGATCAGGGCACCATCGTAGCTGGCGGCGACGTCAACCCGGTCTACGTGACTCAGGGCGAGGCGAGCGGCGGCATCTATGCCGCTGCCAAGAACCTGCTCTGGGACGACACGTTCAACGCTACGGCCCAGAACACGAGCAAGTACCGGTTCGCGTTCACGACGATGACCGCGACGATGAGCGGCGGGTTCCTGAACATGAACTCGGGCTCGATTGTCACCGCCAGCACGAGCTGCGGATTCCAGTCGTTCCGCACGTTCCCGCTGTTCGCAAAGGCCGAGCTGCGCTTCAACGTCTCCGCCCAGATCCCGAACGGCGCGCAGGCGAACCAGACGATCGAGTATGGGCTCTTCCAAGCGACTCTGAACGGTGCCGCGCCGGGAGCGCCGACCGACGGTGTCTTCTTCCGGTGGGATCCGACCGGCAACCTGCGTGGAGTCGTCAACTACAACGGCACCGAGACGCAGACCGGCACGATTACACCACCCGCGAACAACACGAATCACGACTGGCTGATCATTGTCAACACGGACGAGGTGCTGTTCTACATCGACGGCGTGTTGAACGGATCGATCATGCTGCTGACCGCTGCGCCGACGCAGGGACAGCCGTTCATGTCCGCCGAGATGCCGATCACGTTCCGCGTCTACACCGCCGGCTCCGCTCCGGCGCTGGCGCCGATCCTCAAAGTGTCGGATGTGTTCGTCACTGAGCTGGGCCCCGATCTCACGCGCCCGTGGCCTTACCAGAAGGCCGGGTTCGGGCACATGGCCTATCAGGGTCAGAACGGTGGCACGATGGGGTCGACGAGCAATTTCGGCAACAGTGCGCTCGGCACCGCCACCGCGTTGTCGAACACGGCCGTCAGCACCGGTAACCCGGTCGGCCTCGGCGGATACTCGCACGATCTCGCGACGCTGGCCGCCGGCACAGACGGCATCGTTACGAGTTTCCAGAATCCAGCGGGCGGTGTGAACCAGACGCCTCGCAACCTCGTCATCACGGGTGTGTGGGTGCACAGCGTGGTCGACTCGGGGCTGACCGGTGGTCCGCTCGCGTTGCTTTACACTCTCGCGTACGGTCATACGGCCGTATCGCTTGCGACCGCTGAGTCCGCATCGTTTGCTACTGGCACGACCAAGGCCCCGCGTCGCATCGCGCTCGGAGTCGAAGGTTGCGCCGCCGCCGCGACCGCTGGCACGCTTCTGAGCCCGGGAGGAATTACCCGTCAGTTTTCGTCGCCGATTGTGGTGGCCCCGGGTGAGTTTGTCGCGCTCGTAGCACGCAACGTAGGCACCGTAGCGAGCGCCGGATCCGTCGTGCACATGGTCGGCTTCGACGCCCACTTCGAGTAAACCATGTCGCTGCTGCTCGCGCTACAAGGCGGCAGTGGCGCAATCTACGCGCTCGGTGTCACGACTGACACTGGAACCGCTTCGCTCACTGGCTCCGGCGCGCTCGCCGCGCTGGCGCTCACGACCGATACCGGTACCGCCGATCTAGAGCCGGCCGGGTCAGTCGGCGCGCTCACGGCGCTCGGGCTCACGGTTGATGTCGGGACCGCTTCGCTCACCGGCTCTGCCGCGCTCGCTGCGCTCGCGCTGACGGCAGATACCGGAACTGCTCAGCTCACAGGGTCCGGCGCGCTGACGGCGCTCGGACTGACGATCGACATTGGAACTGCCGACTTGGAGCCGGCGGGAACTACCGGCATCCTGACGGTGCTCGCGCTGACGTTCGATGTTGGCACCGCGAACCTGACAGGCGCCGCACCGTCGCCCCCGAATTTCTCGCAGTACCACTACGAGCCATATACGCCCGGCACGTACGGCGGTGAGGACAGCAAACCGCTCTCGGCGCGAACCGAGAACCTGCTCGCTGCTTCGGTCATTGCGCGTACGATGTGGGAGCGCGGGCAGATCACGAAGGAACGACACGACAAGATCGTCGACGACATCCGTCGGCGTCTGAAGGGGCGGCACTGATGACTCGGCACGCGTACCTACGCCAGATTCTGGCGAACGTCGTGACCGCGTGGCAGGCGCGCCGCCGCGCTCGTGGCATCGGGCGCCTGATTGCCAAGCGACAGGAACACGCCGCGCTCGATGCGCTCGTGGAAGCGCTGTCCGAAATTGATGAGCCATTGGCTGGTGTCATCTGGACACGCGCCTATCGGGTCGCGCTTTTCTGGGCGCAGAATCTTTCGATCCAACGGGCGATGGAGCAGTTGGTCGAAGCACACAAAGACGTCGTCGGTGGCGATGACGATCAACCCGGGACGCCGAGCGTCTGGGACAAATTGCGAGCAACGCTACGATAACAACGAGGAATCACCATGACATGGGGTAACAACGGTGCCGGACCGATGGGCGTGCAGCCTTTCGCGCCCGGACAGGTAGGTCAGCCGCCGGGACAGGGGGGCGCGACGCTGCCCCCGCTCTATAATCCGAGCTTCGAGTCCGTGATGGCCGCGGTCTCGCGCGGCGAGATCTCGTTGAACCAGATCGTGGCGAACAACTCTCAGTTCGGCGGCAACGGTGCCTCGATTCAGGCGTCAGCCGGCAACCCGACGCTGATGCAGGCGATCTCACAGGGCCTGCCTCAGAACGGCACGAATGGACTGAACGGTATCGGCCCGGGCGGCGGGACCGTGAACGCGAGCTACGCGAGCTGCAACGCGGCGCCGGGCTCACTTCACTCCGGCGGCCTCGACAATACCACCACGTGCGATCCGCGTGCCACGGTGGCCGCGACGTCGCTCCTGTCTCCGATCCAGTACGGCGGGAACTAACCATGACCATCTACGGAACGCCCGGCGGCACGCCGCTCAACACGACTCCGTTTCAGGGTACGCAGCCGGGCAACGCGGCACAGGCCACCCTGCAGCAGCAGAACCCCGGCGTTGGGCTCTTCCCGCCGAACTCGAACAACGCGAGCGGAGACACCGTGCTCGCTGCGCAGTCGCGCGGTTCGGTGCCGGCGAATGTGCTCGTCACCAACCTTGGGGTGCGGGATTCGCGCCCGGGTCGCAGCGCCAGTGAAACGCTCTCGCACGCGGGCGCTAACGGCGCGGGTGAAACCGCGGCGGCCCCGTACGCTTGGCCCAACTCTGCCGCGTCAGGCGGTAACTCACTCGGCGCTGGCGGCTTGAACCAGACGCCAAACGACGCGAGTGGCGAGCAGACCATTTGTGTCGCTGGCGCGCCCGCCTCTTTTCCAACCATCGCCTCGCCGGCACAGTATCAGGGGTAATGTATGGCCGCAACATTCTGGACCGGCGCTCAGGCAGACGCTTTTGATACAAACGCCGGACAGCCCGGCGGGCCGCCGAACGGTTCGCAGATGCAGGGGAATCCGAACCCACTGCAGATCACGGTGCCCGCGGTAGCCGTCGAGCCGCCGTTGCCACAGAACACGGCCGCCGCGCCTCTCACCACTCAGCTCGCGGCCGGCAACATTCCGCACAACCTGCAACCGACCAACACGCAGCAGGCCGGCGGCGACAGCGTGCTCGCGCAGCTCAATCGCGGACAGGTGATGCTGGGTGATTCGACCTACGGGCAGAGCATCGCGCCCGGCGCGGCTCCGCCTCCTGTTCCGACTGGCGCGGCCAGCGGCGTCACTTACTCAGGCAACGGCAACTACTCAGGGATGTAACATGGGCCCCATCTACGCGATCATTCTCATGGCGTTCATGAATGGTGAACTGGTCACCGACCCGGATATTCTCATGAGCGACGAGGCGCATCAGCTGACGGCACAGAACTGCCCGAAGTATGCGGCGATGGTCATCGAGAAGATCCGCAGCGTGGCGCCGCCGGAAGTGCAGTTCGTCGCCAAGTGCGTCGACTTCGCGCAGCTGCCGACAGCAGTGAGCGCGTTCGGCTCGAAGGCGAAGTAGTGGCCGGGCAGGCCACGGGCGGCCAGAAGCTGACGCCAAATCGGAACGTGAGCGCTCCGGCCGGCATCGGCGGAAGTTTGTGGGGCGCGAACGGCGGCGGCATCACGCCGATCGGTGGCGGCGTCAGCGGACAGACTGGCTGGGATGCACCGGTCGCACAGACCGCGAGCGATGGCGAGACGGCGACGAATACGATCGCGTCTTCGCCGGGATTCTTCCAGAACCAGTCGCTGCTGACTCGCGAGGTGACTGGCAACGCACCGAGCCCGCTTCCGAGCGGGATGCAGATTCCGGGCAGCCAGAAAGATTCTTCGATCAACGGTTGGAACAACGTAGGGTGAGCACCATGCAGAAGCAACGCGGCGGAACGGTGAACAACTGGGTGGCGATCCTGCTGCTCGCGGCTCTCGCGGCGAGCGCATCGTATAACCTGTACTGGCTGAAGCATCACACCATCACGATCCGGTTTGGAAACGAGATCACCAACCCGTCAACGCGCCATGCCGGCGCTTTCCCGCGCAACGCGTACAGCTGCAGCGGGCCCGGCGTGGTCTGCTACGTAGAAATTTGATCCTCGCTTCCGGCGAGGACCGATAAGCCGGGCCGACCCGGCGTCCAGTTGACGCGCCCTGAGCGCGAGGAAATTAAAATGTCTAATCTTGGCGTCTTTCGAGACACCTTCTACAACGCGATTCACGCGCTTCCCGCGTCTCAGGCCATTGCTGGCCCGACCGCGACCGGCGTGATCCCCGCGTCGACTCTGGCTGGCGCGGTTGAGAACTGTCTCACCCTCGGCGGCACATCGCAGACGTTTACGACAGATACGGCGGCCAACATCATCGCCCAGCTGCAGACGGCGGTTGCGGCGGCGCAGAAGGCTAACGTAGGCGGATTCGCTTCGGCTCTGGGGGACACCCCGCCGCCCGGCGTTCCGAACCTGTTCAACGTGTCGTTCACCGTGTCGATCAGCGGCACCGGCATCACCACGGGCGCTACGCTCGCGGCCGGTACTGGTGTAACGCTCGCGGCAATCGGCACTCTCAGCCCCACGGCGCTCGCCATCGGAGCTGCTTCCGTCTCTCGCTTCGTCGTGACCGTTACTGGCGCGTCCAGCGTGACTTTCACCCGCGTGCAGTAAGCCGCGATCCAACAGAGGAAAATTCAAATGGGCAAGACAGAACACGCCAACATGAAAGGCGAAGAGTACCTCAAGGGCCGGCGCGCTGGCGTTGAGGGAACCCACGGTGCGTCGCGCAAGGGCGTAGCCGAGAAGACCGCGCTACCTCACAGTGACGTCCACGAGAGTGGCGGTGAGGCGGAGCTGAACGAGAAGGCTGGCGAGATCTATCGCAAGGCTCTGAAGAACGGCGGCGGCCGTGATTCGGAAGGCGATCAGGCTCTGCACGAGCGCTAGGCCGCAAACGTCCGCGCCCCTACTCGGGGCGCGGACTTCATTTTTGAGGTGATCGTATGCCACTGATCAAGTCGGCCAGCAAGAAAGCGCGCAACGCCAACATCAAGACGCTGGTTCACGAAGTGGGCGAGAGCCCGCACGTCAAGTCAGTGAAACAGGCGGTCGCCATCGCGTACAGTGAACAACGCCGCGCGGCGGCGAAGCACGGCCACAAGCCGAAGGGTCATTTGAATCACGAGCACGTGAGCAAGTGGACCCGTGGAGAGAGGAAAAACTACCAGTGAGCATCGACACAACTTTCCAGCCGAAAACAGATCTGCTGGTAGTCGACAATACGGCGGCCGCGCAGGTTCCGGGCGCCAGTCAGAAGGGCGTCACGACGTTCCGCTGTGTAGCGCGCGTAGCAAACTGCTACCTCGCGTGGGGCCGTAAGTCCACCGTCACGGCACCCGCAGCGCCCGCGGCCGTTGGTCTGTTCGCCGGCTCTCAGAACGGCGGCATCATCGGTCTGACGAAGGACGCACCGTGCTACATCGAGGCTCCGCCGGATTCGTTCTTCATCGGTAGCGCAGCGTTCGCGACCTCGAATGTCGAGATCATCGGGGGTCAAGGAGGCACAGGTGGCTAAGAAAAGCGGCATGCATATCAAACCCTCACATCGCGGTAAGTTCACCGCGCGCGGTATTAGCGTGAGCGAAGGTTTGCATTCGAAGTCTGGGCTCGTGCGTAAAGAAGCCAACTTCGCTCGAATGGCGAAGCGACATTTCGAGCCGCTTGGCAAGTCGCATGGCCCCAAAGCTGATCATTTCGTACGCACAGGAAAATCTTGATGGCAACCAAGATGCCGATGGGCGTGGCGATCGTACATGAACGTCGCCCCAGCGCCAAGCAGATGACGCGCGAGCACGCCAAATACGCGATGCGTCGCGCGACCGAAGAGTGGATCGACGGGCGCATCACCACGAAAGAGCACAACGCCGTGCACGAGCGCGGCAAGCACGTGCTCGAAGGGAAGCATCCGCGCCATTTCAAGGGCAAGACCGGCGAGCGTAAGATCAGGGGGCTTTGACGTGGAGCTGCACCACGTAGTCGGCATCTGCATAATTGCGCTCGGCGTGGTGTTGATCATACAGGCGCTACGGAGCAAGCCGTAGATGGGTCTGATCATTGGCAACCGGGCGCTGCAGGGCGGCCCGAACACTCCGTACCGATCAGACCAGATTCTGGCGAACGCGGACACGTACCTCCAGTACACGTTCCTCGATCGCCAGAACGTGCCGGTGACGCCGACGTCGATCATCGTCGAACTCGACGACCTGACGAACGGCATCAACATGGACGGCGGACCCAACACGCTGAACCCGGCCGGCGCGTCCACGACCAATTACATCTATCCGGCGTTCACGTCCGGCGCGACCCCTCCGTGGGTGCTGCAGCTGACGGCAGCGCTGATGCAGATGTCGTACCCGTATCAGGGTTCGCAGATCTGCAAACTGACACTGAAATGGACCGGGGTGGACTCGGTCCTCGGCAACCCGTTCACTGGCAGGTTCGAGAACGTCATCGAGATGGTGTCTTCGCCGACGGTGAGCGGTTCGTTTTAAGCCTGGTTTAGTTTTGAACGCGAGTGACTAGTGAGGAGTTACGAACGTGATTGAATTCAAACAGCAGCTGTTGGACGACTTCATTGTCGTCGCGCTGATCGACACGCCGGCTGCGCAGGGTATGATCAAGCTGCCGGACTGGCAGCGCACACTGCGTGGTGAAGTCACCGCGGCCGGACCGGGCCGCATGCTTCCGTTCGGTGGTCGCGCTCCGATGGAGTGCAAGGTCGGTGACATCGTGACGTTCGCCGCGACGGCGGGGATGGATACTAATTACGGTGTTGGCCGCAAGATTCGGATGATGAGGGATGAAGACGTCGATACGATTGAGGTGCGCGATGACGTATGATCGCAAAGCCTATATTCGACGCTGGAGCAAAGAGAACAAACAGAAGATTCTGGATCAGCGTCTTCGCCGTCAGTTCGGAGATTTTCCACCGCGGCCAGACGTCTGTGAAGTTTGTGGCGAACCTCCATCCCTAAAGAAAGCGCTGTGTCTGGATCACGAACATTTGACCGGCACATTTCGTGGATGGCTTTGTCATCGGTGTAACACCGCACTCGGATTGTTACGAGACAGCTCGGATCTCTGCGTCGCGCTCGCGCGTTATTTACGGGAGAAACAGCTGTGATCCTCACCCCCGAACTTGAGAACGTAGCGCGAAACATAACCGTGCTCCGTGACCGCGTACTCGTGAAGCCGCTGCCGTATGTGCATCCTCTTCTGGCGACGCCCGGCATCGAGATCCAGAAGGGTGTCGTGATCGCGGTCGGCTACGGCCGACGCCAGCGCCGTAAGGTCGCGTTCAAGCAGCAGATCGACAACACGCCTCCGGTAATCGGACCGGATGGTAAGACCGTGATGAAGTTTGGTCAGAGCCGGCTCACCGGTAAGACGCTCTACTTCGAGGACGGCGACGAGACCGGCAAGATCATTCCGATGCAAGTGAAGCCGGGTGACGTGGTCGAATTCAGTTTTCGCAACATCACGATTGTCGACTTCGATCGTGTTGGGTTTTCGGGCATCGGCCCGCTTGCGTTCATCTGGCAGAAGGCCATCTATTCCGTCGACCCAGACGAATCGCTGAACGAATGTTTGCTCTGGCAGCAGAGCGCGGGCTATGACCGCCACGGCAACTTCATGTCGGGCGCCGAGGACTGGCACCGAGCGTGAGGAAACATAGCGGGAAGGCGGAATTCGCGCGCACGGTCTGCGATTCAGTCGTTGATGGGCGCCCGGATTTCTACAACGCTCCAGCGAAACGCCCCGTTTCCAAGGAAGAAGCCCAGAAACACGGCTGGTCGCACTACTTCGACGGCGTGAGCCAATGTCCGCAGGGTCACATTGCGGCCCGGTACTGCTCGAACCCGGGCATTTGTGTCGACTGTAAGCGTATCGGCGAGGGAAAACCACCAATCTACTCGGTGACGATGCTCGCGAGCGACCTGACGGGTGCAAAACCGTTCGTGAATCCGCTCGCGGACGCCCGATTCGTGTGGACCGACGAGAAAAAGTCTCAGTTGCTGTCCGCGTGGATCAACACCGGGGGCGACATGCTCGCCGCAGTGAAGATTGTCGGCTGCCAGCCCGAGCACGTGATCGATTTGAAGGCGTCCGACCCGGATTTTCAGGCCCGTTACGAAGCCGCGCGCCTGAAAGTCGATATCGTCCAGCTTTGGTCGATGGAAAAGCGCGCCGCCGACAACGACCGTGTTGGTTTGGCAATGTCGCAGAGCAAATTTTCGGAATTCGGCGCCAAGACAGGTTTGGCTGACCGACCAGCTATAAACCCGGAGCAGATGCGTGCGGGACTTGCCCAACTCCTATCGAGCCTTAGACGCTCGATTAGTCAACAAGACCGACTTGAGTCAGCTGCAAGAGCTGCTCGAACTGTGGGATCGCATGACACCCCCGCAACAGCTGCTTCAGGAGAGGGAGTGGCGGAGCAGGGCGTACTGGCACACCCACACGACAATAGCGACTTGGTTTAAGACGCCAGAAGTTCGCGCGGCGTATCCAAAGCAGATGCGCCACTTCAAACTTGGCGCGACGCACGACGAGCGCGGCCTGTTTGGCGGCAACCGAACCGGCAAGACGCATTGCGGGTGCTACGAAGACACGCTCCATCTGACAGGGCTCTACCCTGATTGGTGGGAAGGTCGGCGATTCGACCGACCGATCGGCGCGTGGGTTGCGACTGATACCGCGAAGAACGTCCGCGACATCCTGCAGGAGAAATTCTGTGGCGAGCCGGGCGTTCCGGTGCTGTTCGGTACCGGCATGATTCCGATCGATCTGTTCGCGGGCGACCCGGCTACGAAGCACGGAATCGCGAACGCGTATGAGTCGGTGCACGTGCACCATCACACGAACGGCATCTACGACGGCGTCTCGACGCTGATGTTCAAGTCCTACGACCAAGGACGTCAGGCGTTTCAGGGCACCCAGCAGGATCTGATCCACCCGGACGAAGAGCCGAAGATCGAGATCTACACGGAGTGCTCGCTGCGGTTGATGAGCACCGCGCCGGGTGAGAAGAACGGCTCGCTAGTGCTGACTGAGACGCCGCTGCTGGGTATTTCGGAGCTGATGATCTCGTTCATGCCTGAGTTGAACCCCGCGCACGATCTGATGAAGAAGCGCGAGTACAATCACGAAGTGCAGGACTACGACATGGTGGTCGATGAGTGAGCTGAGTCGTGTCGCCACGTTTCTGGATATGGACGACGTGCCACATCTGACAGAGGAAGAGAAACGCAAGATTTTGCGCGGTGTCGCACCCTACGAGCTGCAGGCTCGTAAGAGCGGCATCCCGGGTCACGGCGTTGGGGCGATCTATCCGATCGCTGAAGCGCAGATGTTGATCCCGCCGTTCGAGATCCCTATGCACTGGCCCCGCAGCTACGGCATGGATCCGGGCTGGGTCTGCACCGCGGTGCTCTGGTTCGCGTGGGACATCGATCACCCGTACGTAGACCGCGACGGCAACACGCGCTACCCCGCGGTGGCGTACGACGAATACTATGTCGGGCAGGAACACCCTGCGATCCACGTCGCCTCGATCAACCTGCGCGGGAAGTGGATGCCGGGCGTCATCGATCCGGCAGCCGAGAAGGCTCGCGGGCCCGACGGCGAATTGCTGATCGAGGCGTACCGCGGTCTCGGCCTGAACGTCTACAAGGCCGACAACGCGGTGCGGTCTGGGATCCTGACGTGTTGGGACGCGCTCTCGACGCAGAAGCTGCGGATCTTCAACACGCTCGTTCATTGGACGAAAGAGGTGCGCCTGTATCGTCGCGACGAGAAGGGCGAGATCATCAAGAAAAACGATCACCTCATGGATGCCATGCGGTACAACCTGATGAGCGGATTCCAGTACGCGAAGGTGCCGCCCGAAGGTGAGAACGGGATCCCGTGGCACACGTGGGATCCAGCGATGGTTACGCCCGGGGGCATATGGACAGGTTGATGTCTGTGGCTGCGATCGATGAGGAATACCGGCGCTCCGGCCAGACGCTGCTCGTCGATACCGACGGGCGGCTTATCGTGTGGGGGCTCCCGTCCAAACGTCCGATGGACATATCACTTCGAGGCAAAGAGGCCGAGATGAAACGTTTCTTGATAGCCCGCGCGTTGCGGGAGGAAAGGTGAGAACATGGCGATCAAGCTGAAGATTCAACATCGCGAGGGCCTGCGCCTGCGTCAGCAGACTGCGCAGGATGTCACGCGCACCGTCGGCAACACGGTGACCGCTGGTACGGACTGGAAATTCGACCAGCACACTGACTACGAAGGAAAGCCGATCGGCGAACTCGATCAGGACCGCGACGCGCGGCTCATTGACGGCGCGGGAAAGAAACTCAGGCTCGGAACCTATACGGTTCACATCAACGCCGGCATGCATAACCTCGTGATCGAGCAGAAGGGCAAGGTCAAGAGCGTCGACTTCAAGAACGAGTCGATCCGCAACCAGCTTCGCATCAAGTATCAGGAGCTGAAAGACACCGGCCGCAAGACCAAGGACAACAAGCCGATCTACGAGTGGAAAGATCAGGCCGGTCCGCCTGTCTACATCCCGCCCAATACGTGGGGCGGAGCGTTCGTGGGCGACGGCCAGCGCGCGATTCTGGACGAAATGTCGACGTAAGAGAGCGGCGTGACTACAAACTCCGGCGATAACCTTGATCTCATCAGCAGCCGTCCCGGCGAGACCGGGCGGCTGCCTGATAGTCCCGGTTTCCGGATCAAAGACCCGGAAGCGTTGCTCGACCGCATCCGCCGCTTCTACGACGAGGGCGTCGGCGCGTGGGAAGAGAACCGCCGCATGCACTCGGAAGACCTGAACTTCATCTACAACTCCGAGGCGATGGGCCAGTGGGATCCGGTCGTCCTGCAGAACCGCCGCGGTAAGCCGAGCTACACGTTCAACCGGTGCCTCCAGCCGGTCAACATCGTGATCGCTGATATGCGTCAGACGCGCCCGGCCGGCAAAGTGCGTCCGGCCAGTGAGGGCGCCAGTGAGGCGGTCGCGGACATCTTCGGCGGCCTGTGCCGCTCGATCGAGCAGTGCTCGCGCGCCGCCGACATCTACATGG